ATGTACTTTAATATCATCCCAATATAAAATATTACAATTCCAAAGAAGCTGACCAAATCTCCAATCTGGATATTTTTCAACGTATTCAGATAATCTTTCTAATATTAATTTATTATACTTTTGCCTATTATTCATAATAATTTATAAATTTCAATATTAATTGTTCTATTTCAGATTCTTTAACTGTATAAGGAATTTCTAATAATTTAACTTTATCACTATGTAAATTACAAAAATCTCTTAAAACTTGATCTCTTCTTTGTTGTTTTATAAAATCCTCTTCGGTTTTATGAAATATATTACAAAATTTATAATGTTGTTCTCCATTATATTCAATAAAATATTGTTTTCCTTTATATTTTATAAAAAAATCAACTCTTAATAAATTTGTATTTCTAGCTACTTCTTCTGTAATTAATTCAAACTGTTGTTTATGAGGAATTTTATATCTATTTAAAATAGATTCTATTAAAATTTCTTTTTTAGAAAAAGCATTTGGATTACATTCAGGACATCCATAAGTATTTTGTAAAAAACCATATGGTAGAACCCAAAATTCTCCGTGTATAGGACAAATAATACAAATTTTTTCTCTTGATCCTTTCCATACAACTTTAGAATAATCAAATTTATTTCCGTATTTTTTATGAGCTAGTTCTAAAAAATCATCAAAATCATATATAGTTTTATAATCTTTAGATTTTCCTCGACATTGGGGACAGCCACATTCTCCTTTTAAATGATTATTAGGCAACTACCAAAATTCACCATGCTCTGGACATATAATACATACTTTTTCATTTACCCCTTTCCACTCAAATTTAGAATAGTCGTATTTATTATTCCATATATTATTAGCTTTTTTTAAATAATCTTGTATGCTGAATTTTTTTCCTGAACAATATGGACAACCTCTACCTTGTAAATGAGAATTAACTTCTTGATCAAAATCTCCATGAATTGGACATGTAATAGTAACAATATCTTTAACTCTTTTAATTTCGCCTACTTTATCGTAACTATATTTATTACTATGAATGATATTAGCTCTTTCTATAAAATTATCTCTATTTGGAGTTATTCTATTATTGCATTTAGGACAATGTTCTTTAGTTCTTTTATCTAAATGATTTCTTGGAGTTTCTTCAAATTCTCCATGTAATTTACAAATAATAACTACCTTTTCATCACATCTTTTATAAACGGTTTTAGAATAGTCATATTTATCTCCGTGAATTTTTTGAGCCTTTTCTATAAATTTTTTTGTTTTATCCATAATTGTATTATTTATTATTTTATGATATAAAAATATATAAATTACGGATAAAAACAAAAAAATTTTTTACAATATTAAATATTCATAATTTTACTAACTAAACAACATTTTTCAAATCTATTCATCAAATCATTAGATTTTCCGTTGCAAATAATATCAGTAAAAGCATTATATATATTAAATCCACTTATAATATTCTCTTCTGTATAATAATCAGATTTTTCGTTATAAAATAAATTTTTATAAGCTTCAACTGGAGTACTTTCAGCTATTTTAACCAATCCAAATCCAGAATTATATTTAGAATTAATACATCTATCAATCCATTGACCTAATTCAGTATAACACTGGTTTCTAGTGTATTCTAATTCAAATAATTTATTTAATTTTTCTTTTATATTATCTGAAATAGTCATACAAGTATCAAAAAATCTATAATCAATACTAGATTCTGGTTCTAATTCCTGAACACACAAAGCTTCTGGATTAAATACTGTTAAATTTAAACAACAAGATCTTATAGCTCCTACATATTGTTTAACTATTGGCTTTCTAGTATCCAGTCCATATACAAATCCTAAAACTCTTTTATGTCCTTCAAAAGCATATTCATCTGGCAATATAGCTTCAATATTTACTCTGTTATATACTATATCTTCTGTATTAATACTCCCGTCTTTTGTTAAAGAAATCTGATTTGCAGTTTTTGCCTGAACTCTAAATTCAGAAGTTAATTTCTGAACTCTTTCTAAAAAAGGTTCAACATATGCTTTAGTAGGAAAATATTCTCTATTTTTAATACGAGTAGCCTTTCCTGCAAGTAATTCATTTAAAGTAAGTTCCATGATTAATCGTCTTCGTTATCCAAGTCATTAATTGTAAGTTTAGAATCTTCTTTTTTATCAGAAATAAATCCTTCAAGTTCAGAAACAGCTATATCTTCATTATATTCTTTGATAGAAAGTACTAAAGTTTTTAATTCTAAATCATCCCTATCGGTAATACAATATTTTTTAAACAACTGTCCTTTTTTAGTATGTATTGATATACTATTAGAATCTAAATAGATAAAGAATTCAAATCCACCTTCTATTGTAAAAAAGTAATATTTAAGTAATTCCTGATATTTTCCTCTTACATCTAATCCTTTGTTCATAGCTATACGAACAGCTTCTTTAATTTTTTCAATCCAATTCGTCGTCTCCATAATATTCTTTTTTAATTTGTTCTTCATCAATTTCAATTTCTTGCATCCTATATTTCTTCCAATTCTCTATAACAGCTTCCTTATTAGAATTAGGACTTGGGCCAAGATATACTGTCATATTAAATGAATTTAAGTCTCTGCTCCAATTATAGAAATTTCCTGCCATATCGAGAAATTCAAAAAACTTATCACATATCTTATGTACATGGTACGGATTATCTTCAGCTTCTATACCTAATATTTTAGTAATTTCTTTTTCTAAACTATCAGGATGGTCATAACTTCTATATCCAGGATGATGAAGTCCAGTTTCATCAGTCCAACCATCAATATATTTATCAACAATAGGTTTTCTACAATAATCTTTAAGAATATGAATTGTATTAAGAAGTTCTTGTTGAGAATCTATATTATAAGCATAAATATAAGAATCACATATATCTTTCATTATTTCTTTAGGAAGATAATAAAATTCATAAGGACGAGGACCTATACATTCAGTAATAGATTTATCCTTCCATTCTGGATGATTTGTTTGACTTTTCATCTTCCAATCATCCCATTCTTTATATATTTTAGAATAAATTCTACATTCTTCTTTAAAATCATCCCAGGATATTTTAGGAGTTACCCATGTATATAACTCCTTCAAACATTTATCACATGCTTCTGATAATACTTCATTTCTTGTCATAATTATTTAAAAATTTCTTTAAGTCTTCGTAAGAAATATCATCCACATAACTTCTAAAGAGATTCATTTTATTTTCATATTCATTATTTTCTTCCTGATCGTTAGTTATTTCTTCATACAATTCATCATAGTTAGAAATCGTCCATTTATCAAATGTATTTTTAATTTCTTCTAAATCTTCTAATGAATCAACATCCTCAAGTGAAAATGTTTTATTCTCGAAATCTGTATCCTCTGCAAATGCATATTTCCAATTATCAAGAATTTCATTTATAATACATTCAGCTATATAATCTTGTGAATTGAGACACATGGTATCATCAAATGATATACTTTCAATATCACATTCTGGAAGAGAATTAACTACATCATTAAATAAATCTTCACTAATTATTTCAGCACTGTTTAAAAATTGTTGATATTTTGTCATAATTCTTTAAAAAATTTACATTCTTTTTGCCATAAAGCCATCATAAAGTAGATTCCACAATCATCTTCCTTATAGCTTTTACATTTAAAACATCTTTCTAATAATTCATCTGATTTATCCATTTTTTAAAAATTTTCAAATGTACCTATAGTTCTAATACTTCCAATAAATAAATCATATGATACACCATAACTATTAGATACATAATTCATTTGAGAATAATCGGAGTCTCCAAATAAACTTAAAACATTTCTATAATCGAATTTTCTACAAGAATTAAGATTATTAGAATGTAAATCACCTTTTATAATGTGTATATTTTCTCCAGTCATTTGTTCTCTATCCATCCAATCTCTTAAAAGAGTACTAGTAGCATCATTAAGATTAAGAGGCATAGGTTTCTTCATAAATTGACCATCTTTACCATGAAATACTAAATAGCGATGAGAACCAACACTAAATACACCATAATATCTATCAAATACGGTAAATGGAATATTAGGGAAATAAGATTTAGCAGCATATTCTAATGCTTTAATGGCGAAATAATCAGCATATCCACCATGATTTCCTTCTGGAACAGCATAGATTTCCACATTATTACATAAAGATTGAATATCTTCTATAAAATGTAACATATGTTTAATAAACACATTAAATTGTTGTTTATTATCCATATTTTGGGGCATGACATGATCTCTACGAGCGGTCATTCCATCCATTCCATCAAGATAATCTCCAAGTAAATTAATTATAATTTTCTCAAAAGCTCCTAATTTACTTACTCTATTTACTAATTCCTCTAATCTTCTTGCAAATTCAGTTTCGTTCCATTCGTTATTAAATAAGCTAGTGGATGATAATGCTGCTCCAACATGAGTATCACTTATATGCAATACAAGTGTTTTTCCAGTATGATAACAAGGTGTATAAGTTTTAGGAGTATAATTTCCATCTATTGTAAAATGAAAATCTTTAGCATATTTTAACGAATTTAATTCTAAAGCTAATTTATTAATAAGTTTATTAGCTTCTGCTAACTGATCCTTTTCAATTCTGCGAAGAACATTATTTTCTTTATTTTGATTATGAAGATTGATAAGTTGTTCTTCACTTAATTCTTCTACTTGATGAGGAGCAAATTCAGAATTAGCTTTATAAATATTAAAAGCTCTGAGGATTCTTTTAAACTCTACAAATGTATAATAGGGAAACTCACGAGACACGATTTTTTGTGTAAGATTGGCCCCATAGTAACTATAGAGTTTATATATTGTCTCCATTTCTTTTCTGTCGAGTTTTCCTCTGAGTGTTGGAGAATCTTTTCTAAATATTTCAAAAGTGTAATATTGGATATTTCCATTTTCATCACGTTCTACTTCAGTAACGGCTCTATCATCTGTTTCTACTTCTTCTTTAGTAGTAGTAACATTTCTTTTACACTGAGAATAAATATCTAAAAATTCTTTAATAAGTTCAATAGGATGTTCAGAATCTATAATATTTTGTCTAGCTTGATAATAATAGTTAGCTTTATGCTTTTTATTATTTAACGATTTATACTTTCTCAAGTCTTCAATAATTTCTTTTATTTTCTTTTCACTAATTTTATTCATTTTTCAATGTTGTACAATGTGATAATAAAAAAGTCCGAAAGGAATATAATTCCAATCGGACTTAGCAAGTAGTTTTATATGTTTAAAATTATCTTATTCAGCAGATTCGTAACCAAATACTGTCAACTTATAAGGTTGAGTTCCCTTTGAAGGACAATACTTAACAATAGCATACAAAGAATTCTTCTCCTTAACCTTGTGCTCTACAAAAATCTTCACAGAAGCCTGATTATCAATAACCCACTCCTTTGAAGCTTGCTCAGCTGCCTTAGAGGTCTTTTCACAGAAAATTTCTTCATTAGTATCAGCTGCCTTACCAACATAGAACTTTTCGGGAGTATGAGTTCTCTTTTCATACTTAATCTTTTCTACTTGATAAGGACGTTCACGAGTATCCTGAACACCAGTTTGAGTTACAATATAAGCACCAATTCCAGCCTTATCATACTTCTTCTTCTTCAGATAATCCTTCATCCAATCCTTGATATTATCTTCATTAGTAGCATTTTCCTTAGACCATTTCTTAAATGCTTGTGTAGCATCAACCATGAGGTTCATAGGAGCGGCTTGCTTAATAGCTTCATCTTTGGTCTTACCAATAACTTCAAACTTCTTAAATAATTTCATTGTTTCCATAATAAATTTATTATATTTTTTACACATTTTCATTTGGCAAATTTGCCAACATAAACTATCTACTTATTATAAAAACTATCTACTTGTTTAGTGTGAATTAAATATATTATTCAACAATTCGTATCATATATATTTAACATATTTTTACATTAAAATTTTATTTTGACTTAAAATGGAAAATAAGTAGAAAGAATATTTTGTATCTCTTTCAAAATATCTTTGCCTTTTAATCCGAAAGTAGGAAATTCTTCAGATTTATTTCCATAAGCAAAATCTTCACAAACTATTGCTAATCCTTTAATAAAATTATCTGGTAATCCTAGATTTTTACTTAACTTATATATTAAAGAATAATAAGTTAAATCCGGATTTTTTGGTTTATTCTTTGCATACAAATAATTTATTAAAGATATAAGAATTAGTTTTCTTTCAAATGGAGAATGTCCATCTGACTCTGGAAGATTTAAATATCCTAAACTATAATGTTCAAAATAAAATCTTCTAAGTTCTTCAAAATTCATATCCTTTAATTTGGTTAAAATATCCAACACAACGGAGAAGATATTTTACTTCTTCGATTCCACTTTTAAATAATTTAGTAGTCATAGGATAAATGCAAGTGTTGTATTCTAGAACTGTAGATACAACTAAGAAATTACCTTTAATTGTTGGCTTTTCTATATTATAGAATTTATTAGCTACAAGTTTTAACAACCAACTATAAAAAGCTATTTCACGTTGATAACTATATTGTACAGGATTAAAATAATTTATAGGCTTACCACAAGTTTTTAAATCATTTACAGTAATTACATTTTCTTCTGTATCTATACTAAAGTTATCAAGTTTAGCTTTTAATTTGTAGATTCTTGGTTCATATTCTGGAATTTCCATCTGAATGTCCAGCAGAATAGTTTTCTCATTACCTGTAATTGGAGAATCCACAATACCAGTAGGATTAAGTAGCTTTTGAATATCTGAATTTTCATTTAAAGTCTTTAAACAATTAGTTAGTAATTCAAAATTCCTTTCATCAGTATAAATACGTTCCTTAGAATTTTCTTTAATAGGATTTTTCTGTTCATATAAAAACCTATCTCTCCAATATGGTTCTGCTTTATCTCTAAATTCTTTAAGCCTATTAGATGTAAGTTTGTCTTTGTAATATCCTATTTTATAAGACATACTTTTAATTTCATCATCAGTTGGAAATGTTCCATCAGATTTATAAAGTGCATCAGCCATTAATCCAGCTTTTGCTGTAGGTTTAAATACACCTTCTATCACTTCAAATGATTCTGGCTGGAGTACTTGTTGATGAATAAGACTACCTGTCTCAAAACTCGGATTATAAGGAGAAGGTTCATTCTTAAAAAATGCTTCTACTCCTTCTTTAACAAGTTTACCTAACCTACTATTTGAAATATATTCCTTTTTATAATCTCTGAAATAAATTTCATCACTAATGTCTTCTAATTTAAGAGTATCTAATAGTGGAGTTATTTTAATTTGTTTAATCAATTCATTATCAACAGTCATAATACAAGTTAAATTCTTTAAAACAATTCATTTCTAATGCCATATTATAGACATCTTCAATCTCATCATAATCTAAAGTATATATTTTTAGAAATGGACCATATTCCTTATTATTAGGACTATTTATTAATAAACAAGGTATTCCTGCACTATTTAAAGCTTTCCATTGATGTGGAGAATCTTCTATAAATACATCAATTCTACCTTTTATATACTTAGATTTAGGAATATTATATCCAGGAACTTGATATAATGGACTATTAGGTAAATCATTAATTTCTATTGCCTTTTTAGACCAACGTTTTTTATTTACCCTTGAACTACAATACAGTTTAGGTACAAAATTGGGCCTCCTAATAACAGGAAGCCCAATCCAAAAATCACGTTCTTTAGATAATATATGAGTTACATTTCTAGTAATAGCCCAATCATATTTAGGCCATTTCTTAAATCGATTTAAATATCCTTCACTAAACCCAAATATAGTATCATCTAAATCGCATCCAATTTCTAAATGTTTAATCATTCTCTGTTTTACTAGATTCAATAGTTAAACCAGTATCTAAACGGAATGTCTCTTTTTCTTCTTTAGAAAGGTTCTTATAAGAAGTAACCAATCTCTTTATATAAGTTTCTCTTTTCATAATTCTTCATAAATTTCTAAATCTGACAAAGCAATATAATGAGTATCATTAAGATATTCTCTTAACTGTTTCCAATCCTCAATAGTATCAAGAATTTTATCATCTTCTAAATCATTACCATATTGCATTATTATCTTTTCTACTGCGTCGTTATATGATTTTGCAGAAGTTGTTCTTATAAAAGGCCAAACATCTAATGGACATTCGGCCCATAAATATTTATTCATTACTTTGTTAATAATTTATAAAAATATTCTTTAGGCATATAAACATATTCATTGTTTTGTTGCCTATCACTTTCTTTATTCCAAAAAATAACTAAAGGTTTATCTTTTAAAGGGCAAGCTTCTGATATTGATTCAATATTAGGGGAATTTTTAGTACGCTTACACTGTATATAACAATCTAATACCCCTAAAGTATCTGCAATATCAATCTTTGCATTATCAAGATTACGTGATTCACTTCTAGAAGATCTTAAACCTTCGAATCCTAAATCAGTTAATTCATGTATAATCTTCAATTCGTAACCGTTACCTTTACGTTTACTTTGTGAAGCCTTCATTGATCTTTTGGTATGTTCATCCATCCATTCAACCTTTATTCCATCTTTCGGAACAGTATTCTTATTAGCTCTAATTTTAAGAGCTTGAACTGATAAAGTTGTCATTTCAGCTGCTTGTTCTATTGATTCATAAACCCATGAATTACCTGCTTTATCAGTTATTTTAACAGCTGTGTTTAAATTCTTTTTCTACCTCATAATTCTTATTTAATTGTATGTACTACTGACCACCAAATATTTCTTTCTAAATATTGTCCTCTTGGAATCTCACCTTCTACAAAAGAACCTGCAATAATAAAGGGAAGTTTATGACCAGACCATATATCTGGCATACCTCCACATTTCATAAGTACTGGAGGTTCTGCAAATACATAAGAACCTGTCCAATCTTTAGCTATATAAACTTTCATCTTTTAAAACTTTTTATTCATTTTCAATACTCTCATTTAAAATTTGAAATAATTCCATATAGTCATTTATTTTACTTGCTAATTCTTCTTCAGAATACACTCCACTTCCAACTCTTCCACATTTTGGACAAGTTTGAATACTTGACATTGGATCAATATTAAGTTCACTTTCATTATAAATAGTTTTACAACTAGCACAAATATATTTCTTCATAACGGATTACATTGAATTAAATAATAAATATCCTCTACTGTAACATCAAATGGTGCTCTTTCATCACTTCTAATACCATATTTGATAATAGAAAATAAATCGTCTTGAGTTAATGATTCTAAATATTCTTGTTTAGTCATTTTAATACTTTTTTAAGAATTAAATACAATACATAAATAACACTTATTCCTATTATAGGATATATAATATCCCAAATTTCAATTTCGTAATTCATTTATATTAAGTTTAAACTATCAAATAATTTATCAGCTAATTTCATCCAGCTCAATTTGTTTTCTATTTTTCTACTAATTGCAGCAGATTCTTTAAAAGGGTCTTCACAGTTTAAATATCCCATACTTTATTTAAATTTATAATTAGACATAAATTCATTAACATATTCTTTCATATTCTCTACTCCTACTAGTTTAATTGAATCAGTAAAGTCTTTTTTTAAATACCAAGGCATCCAGAAATAATTTAATTCAGGATGTTTTTTACGAATAAGCCACATATTATGTAGTCCTGGTCTATCCGAATCGAATATTACTAATATGTATTTAAAACGTTGTTTAAATTCTTCTAATTGTTTATCTAAAACAAATGTAGATTCAGATGGAGTACTAACTGCTGCTATTCCAAATTCATACATTGCAGCACAATCTTTCATAGACTTTGTAATAACAAGTAATTCTCCAGTTTTAGGAAGTTGATGATAGCCTTGAAGTACTTTTTTAGGAAGATTATTTATAAACCTGATACCTTTTTCTTTATTAAATGGAAAATAAATCTTCCAAAGTTCTTTAGAATTTTTATCTTTACCAAAATAATATCCATAAATTGGACACTGTTCATTAGATATAAATTTTAATTCTCCATTTAAGAATATATTTTGTAAAGAGAATATTTTATATTTTTTAAGAGTTTTCTTACTAATTCCAAACTGTTTCCACCATTCTAATTCTTTAACCGTATAATTTTTTATTGTAACTTGTATCTTAGCGGATTCAGTTTCTTTTAATGATTCTACAATTTTAGGAGCTTGTTTTTTTACAACATTTGAATTTATTAAATTGAAATCTTTAGCTATAATATTTAAGGCTTCATAGTAATTACAATTATAAAGTCTCATTACAAGATTCCAACAATCAATATGTTCATTAGTTGCAAAATCATGTAAATAAAGTATTCCAGACTTGGACTTATATATAGAACAAGTTACATGGTTGTCACTTCTTAGAGGACTGAGGAATAGTTTTTTACTATTCACATCAGTCCTAGTATAATAAGACATTATAGACTCTTGATTCACTTTGGAAAGTATAAAGTCTTTATTAATTTTTGGTTGTAACGATATAAATTCCATAAGAGCCTATAATTAATTATTAAACTTCTAAATCATCTAAATTAAGATCATCGGAATTGTCAATATCAGAATTATCAGTATTAGAGTCCATGTTTGTTGGCTTAGCATTCTGATAATTCTTCTGCTGTGTAAGCTCATAATTAGTAAAGAACAAATTATCTCCAATAAAGTTTACAGGAAATACCTCTCCAGTCTTACTAAGACCACAAGCATTAGGAAGAGCTGCATAAATAGTTCCATTATTATTACGACCTACTAACTTTAAACTAGTTTCTACATTATTCTTTCCAGCAAGAGCTTTAATAATCAAATCAATAAATTGATCGATTGTTTTAATCTTCGAAGCATTAGCCTTAATCTTCTCTTCACCAGCGGGATTAAGAGCATGAACAATTTGCATCAGTGTAAACTGGAAATTCTCAAATCGAGAAGGGCGGTTGTATTCATGTCCTTCATTGTTTTTATATGTAGGACGTTCCATATCTGCATCTGTAGTAGGAATAAATAAATTGGTACTAAATGTTCCTTTATTATCTCCAGTACCTGTAAATTCAAGTGCTACTACAGGATATTCAGCATTAGGATCTTTAGAGCCTTTAAGAATAGTTTTCTCAATCTTTGTAAGATTTACAGTATAAATGTCATAAGGACGAAGATAAGCACCAGCACTGCTAGTAAATGATTGTTCACTAAGATTACTAAAATTAAACATATAATATATTCATAAACATAAAATTAAAAAGAATTATCTAAATTATATTTAAATTATCTAAATTTAAAAATATTTTTAAATTTCTAATTCAAAATCATCCATATCTACTCCAGATTCATCGTCTACATCAAACTCTTCTGGATTAGCTATCTCTTCGGGAACGTCAATAATGTCATCCTCAGCTTGAGGAGTATTTCCAATTAACTTGAAATAACCTTCTTTACCATCATAAGGAACTATTTCAAATGTATCTCCATATTCTGCAAGATTATCATGTTTAGAACCACGACAACTCACTGTATAAGTCTTAGTAAGTCTATTTCCAGACTTTAAATCCTCACACAAAATAGGTGTAGTAATTCTACCTTTCTTTTCAAACTTAATATCAAGCTTTGTTTCTGGTTCAAATCCAGTTAATTCAACTGCTTTATTATTAAGTTGCCATTTTCCTTCAAGAAGATGGATTAATGGTTCAGACTCACCGTCATCTTTAGGTTTCTTTGTACGAGTTGTAGTAGCTTTCTTAGTTACTTCCTTAAAATCTCCAAGAGTAGCTTCTCTTGTAATAATCTCTCCAGTTGAATCGTCAACTATTTCAATAATAAGTTTTGCAGAATTAATATTCCAAGCCATAATTATTCTTCATTATATTCTTTAATTACTTTAAGTATCTCATTTAAGTCATTATCAATCTCTAATTCTTCAAACATTCCCATTGGAGTTTTAGCAAGACATTTACCATCATTATTAGTAACTAATTTATATTGCATCTTGCCATCATCACCTTCTTCTGTCTTGGCGAAGAAAATATAAGTAAATAATCCTTCAAGAGTTACTTTTTCAGAAAGAAGTTTTCCAATAGTTTTAATAACATACTTAGGATCAATTTCAGTGCCAGTATTTTCACAATGAGTTAAGAAGCACATTGTACAATCTTCTCTCATTTGTTCAGCATATCTAAGTATTTCCATTGCGTGTTGTGCCAATTCTGAGAACTTTTGGTATCCCACTTCAGTTGCACGATCAACAAACTCATAACTTAGCACATATTGAAAATCATCGACTACTACAGTAGTGATATTAGGTAATTTTGAATTTACTATCTTAAGAATCTTAAGTATAGCTTCCCAATTAGAGCTTACATAATAATTTCCAGTAATTTCCTTAGTTTCTTTATTAACTGTAAAAGGAATATACTTCTTTTTCCAGCCTCTAAAAGGTAGAGGTTTACCTGTAGTTGAAATAATGAAAGTTGTTTCTGGATCTAGGTTACGAAGACTTGTTGTTTTTCCGTGACCACTTTCACCATAAATACATAATGTTTGACAAGCCATTATAAAATTAATTTAAAATCATTTTTGCTTGAATTATCTACTTCTTCTTTTTCTTCATCTTCCTTTAATATATAATCAGGTGTTAAATATTTATTATAATCATAAATTTCGTTAGGTAAAGGTAATTCATGAAAAATTCCAGATTTGCCAAAGAAATTTACTGCAATCTCAACGTCAGATTCTCCATATCTTGACTTTAAAACTGAAATGGTTCTGAATTTATCAGTCAATTTCTTTATATCGTAGCCTCTATAAGTACTAAGCTTATCTCTATGAGGATTATAAATAGCAAGAACTACCTCTGCGTCAGTTACAGGACCACCACTATCTTTCGTATCATTAATAGTAAATCCAGTACGTGCTGCTTTGAATCTCTCTATACTACCTTGGTCTCTATTAGCTTGTTGAACAACTACTGGAGATATACCACACATATTTCTAAGTGTAAGTAGATATTGAGAAATTAAATCAATTTCTTGCTTAAGAGTGTGTCCTTCACTAGGTCTACAGATGCCTATATGATCTACTATAACAGTAAATATCATATCTGGATCATTTGGAATATATATTTTACGATGTTCATCTTCTTTAAAGGTTCCAAGTTTTTCTAATTCTTTTAGAAGTAACGAATATAATACTTTGGCATTAAGAGCTTTATCATAAACTACAATATGTTCTTCCATTTTCTTTAACCATGGAATACATTCTTGTACTATATTATATAGTTTGTCAGAAATGACTTGTCCTTTTCTTCTAGACAATAAATCCTTCAATGATACTTCTATCCCATATTTTTCAAATATATACATAGTAAGAAGTTTACCAAATACCATATCTGGGTTCATTTCTAGTGAAGCTAACCATACCTTATATTTATTATCATCCAAATGATCTTGTAAAGGTTTAAAAATATAACTGAAAAGCACTTCTGTACTTTTTCCGCTTCCAGAATTACTAAAAACAACAGTATAAGTTTGTTTAGTAACTCCATCTATAACTGATTCAAGTTTAGGAAGTCCCATAGAATAACCTTCATTCTTACCAAGACGACCTAATTCAATTTCTTGTAATAGAGATTCAGTTATTGTCATCTATATGTCCTTCATTTTCTTGAATATCAAAATATTTATCTTTTATTAAAAATACAAAGAACTCTTTACTATTACAAGTAATAGGTAAATCTCCATATTTCTCTTTATATCTATTAAGATTTTTAATTAATTCAGTTATTGTCATTTATTACCATAATTGAAGTTTTTCTATTCCATTATCATCTATTACAATTGCATCTGTGATTTCATGTAATCCATTTTTAAATCTAATAGAATCGGTACAAACAACTGACATATTTTTATCTTCTGGATATATTTCTATCCATTCTTCTAAATAATCAATTAGTTCAACTATTGTCATCTGGTTCTACTAATTCATAATCGTATCCATTATCTTCACACCAATATTCAGCTGATTCATTAGAATCAACATACATTAATATATCTCCTTCATTAATTCTTTCAATTAAATCTTCAGTAAGTAAATTATCATACCAATCAGAAGACTTACTTTCCCAATCGGTTACATCATAACCATAAGCCTTATTTCCAGAAGTTAATAATATTCTAATCATAATTCACTAACCAAATCAATAGATGCTATATTCCAATGTTCATTTAGAATATTATTTTTAGCTTCATCTGCAGAATTAGCATAACACCATTCTTTGTCATAATCACCACTCTTAGTAGTGAATCTTACTAAGTATTTTTTCATATTAATTGTGTTGCTTCAAGATTAATATTAATAGAATTACCTTCTCTAAAAGCTTTCAATGCTTCTCCACCTCTATCAATTATAAATCTATCAAGAGTAGTAAAGTTATATCCATTTTCAATTCCCCATTTAATATTATCAATTATTTCTTGATGAATTTCTGGATTATTCTTTATAGATTTAGCATACTTTTGAAAAGCCTGTTCAAGAGAATCGAAGTGCTTTGACACTGTCCTTAGATTAAAGACTTGTCCTTGAACAGTACAGGATTGTGGATATGTATAAAACAATTCTTCTCCAATTTCAAAAGCACTTCTATAATATTTCTTCAAGAAATTCTGATTAAATTGAACATCTTCTGGAATAAATCGAGTTCCAGGTTTGGGAATTTTATAGCTTTTCAGTATAATACCCTTTTCTTGAAGGGATTCTAATGCTAATCTTAAATAATTTTTATTTTCAAAACATTCTACATATTGTTGGAGATATTCATATTCTCCATCTTGTGCTAACAAAATGACCTTAATAGTAAATAATTCATTAGGATATATTTTATAATCTCTTATTAAAATTAATTCACTATCAAGGTCATGTCTTAAATATTTCACAGCATACTAATAAGTATTAGCTGCTAAAGATTTTCCTCAGATTTCTCTGTTTTATTCAATGCATAATCATTTAAAAATTTATCTAATAGTTCCCTATATCTATCATTAAATGCAGATATATCATAGTTATCAGATATATAAGAGTATAGTTCATTAGATATACCACTCTTACACTGATTTTCTATTAAAAGCATTATAATGAATTCTTCTCTTTCTATTGAACTTCCTAACATATAATTAAAATCTAAACATTATTTCTCCAAGTTTTGGCTTAAACAATTCAGGTTGTTTACCCCTTAAAACTTGTTCTAATCCTTTTTCATCAATGGTAATATAATTACTGTTTTTATGAGAATCTTTATACCACTTCTCTTCTTGACTATGATGTATTACAATATTAAATATTTCAGCTTGTTTATTAGTAGAGGTCTTACGAATTACTCTACCTCTAGTTTGTACTGCTCTACGCTCACTGCTATCCATACCTAATATAATAGCAACACTGGTAGACGGATCATTAAAGCCTTCAATTAAACGCTTACATGAATGTAGATGTTTTATTTGTCCTGAAAGATATTTTTCAATCATATCTGAAGCTCTCTTTTTACTAGTTTTTCCAGTATAAACATATTCTCCATTCTCTAATGCTTCAGCCATTTTAACATTATTACTAAATGTTATAATTTTAGCATTAGGTCGTGCTTCCATTATTTTTTTAGCTATTTCAACTTTTTTCGGATGATTATTTATAAAAGCTTTACGTTTGGTCATAGTACGCATAAATCCAGCTGAATGATAATTTATAGTTTGGAGAATTTCTTTCTTTTTGGATTCATCATTTCCTTTATAAAGTTCGTCACGATATGCTAATTTAGCTCTCCAACCTTCTGGACCTGCCATTCTCATAGCAATATCAAATGAAAACTGAAAAAACTCAAAATGTTGTAACCATTCTTTTTGTAAAGATTTATACTCTTCAATATCGTCAACTTCTATGAGTACTTGATATTCTTTAAATTCTGAAACCCATCCGTTAGCTATTGCTTCTATAGTAGATACTGTATCTACAATAGGACAATATTTTTCTATAAGATAATGTTTTCCATCAAGTCTTTCAAAAGTAGCAGTAAGACCTAAAATAAGTTTATATTTTACTTTATTAAATATTTGTGACATTTGATCTGCTCCAGAGACATGAATTTCATCTATTATAAGCATATCACATGACCATTCATGTTTAATTACAGTATTAATAACTTGTACTTCTATATTAAAATATAAATCATTTTTATTCAATTCTTCATACCATTGATCTTTAAGAGTTATAGTTGGAACGACAACAAGAACTCTTAAATTAGGATATTTTTTCCGAACAGCCTTGATTGCTGTTATTGCTGTATATGTTTTTCCTTAGTTAGCCAAAGGCAGTAGGAAATTCCCAACTGCCTTTACCTTTATTCTTTATCCACTTTCTAACAGCTTCTTGTTGTCGTTCAGTTCTAGTCATGCTTTTCTATTTTATAAGGTCTTACGTTTAATCCACATAAAACATAATAACCATTATTTTCATAATATCCATTAATTTCTCTTGTATATGTACTTGAACCAAGTAAATCTTGTCTTGTTTCTACAATACGTATTTCAGAGTTATCTGGAACATCGGAAAGCATCTCAATCAATTCTTTTTTAGTCATTTAAATCTATATTTTTATACTTAGCTACTATTTCAATTTGCTTTTTAAGTTTCTTCCAATTATAGATATGTCTATCTATTTCTTTTTCAAGTCTTGGAAGTACTTTATTTTTGAGAGTAACTAATTGTTCCGTAGTCATATCAGAATACTTCTGTCTTTTTGAGAGTATTAACATTGCTCTCATTTCGTGATAAGACAACCCCTTTTCACTAAGTCTTAATACCAGTTTCTCTGGCAAATGGAGTTTTTCCTTAGCTATTTTTAATCTTTCAGTATTAGAATTTGCTTTAATTTCATTTTCCTCAACTTTAGTGAACCACATACCCATTTTTGTAATGAATGTCATAGTTAAATGTTGCTTTGTCATAGCTCCAAGATAATCGATACAACCATCCATTACATCAGAAATAGATATATCTTTAAATTCATCAGGTAATTGACTAGCAGCTTCTGAAATAGGAATATCAGACCAATCTTCTATTTCTTTCTTACCTTGTTCAGTTAGTTTTTCATTAGTGTTTTCAATAAATTGACGAAGACTAATTCTTAAACTATTTCTAGAAACAGAATTTCGTTCGTTTCTTTGATATGTATTCTCACAATATCTTAGAAAGAGCTCTACATTACATTTGTTTATTTGTTCACTTACTTCTTTTAATACATTTAAACGTCCAAGATTCTTAACATCATCATTATTTAACATTTTAAGACAATGATTATAACACTGTTTTAATCTATCTTTAGACATATCTCCTATTAGTTCAGTATTTTGAACATATTTATCTCCTTCTTTTACTTTTTCACCTTTCCACACAAAGTTGGAAAATTCAGACTTATTGATAGCTTGTTTTAAAGCTTCTCCTAATACGTTGTTCATTTAAATCTATCATAATAATATATCTTTTTTTGAATTATCTTGTTCTCTAATAAATTTAATAAATATTAAATTACTATAATTATACGGTACAAATTGTCCAGTAGAACTATCGTACCAAGTATCTTGTCCTGCAATTGTTTCTTTATAAGTTAAATAACCTATTTCTTCAATATCAGGAACTCTGGATTGCCAATTAGGAAAACAAACACACATAATATATTGTCTTCCAAAAGGTGCATTATCTAAATTTTTAAAAACAAGGGTTTGATAATTTAATAAATCTTGTTCTTTAGCTAATACTTTTACTTTAACTGTTACCACTTTAATTTGTTTTGTGAAATAGTATCTAATTCACTAGGAATTACATACCAACGACACAAATCATAAATGTGGTCATTATATAACGTTTCTATATCGACTCCGGTAAGTTTAGATTCTTTAGAAAGTTTAGAAAAAGATGGAATTCCATATTTACCTTCATTTTTATAATAAAAAGATTCACAAGCTTTTTTAGCAAAATTATTTGCGTCTTCTTCGTTTTTGAAATTCTTAGTTATGCGATACTTTACACCAAGAGTTTTTCCTATAGTTCCGTAATATATATTATATTGATTCATAAAATTAATCCAATTATAAATAATAATACTCCTCCTATAGAAGAGCCTATTATTGTTTTTTTATTATTATTTTGTAATTTATTTATTTTTAAAGAATCAGAAGTAACTTTTTTCTAATACAAACTTATCTCTTGACTTTTAATTTCGGATTGTTCTTCACAAATCATATTAAGTTCCTCTAAATTCTTTATTTTTTCTTTTAAGATAGGATTTTCAATACTTAATTTCTAATGCTCTGCTAATATTAATGCTAATACTTTAACTGAATCATTTTTCAGAGATTCTTTCTATGTATTGCTTAATATAGTTGTCTATGAAAACCCCATTAGTGGAATCATCAGCATTAATAATGCCATCAACTACTTCTTCATGCCGCTTATTGTTTTTTTCTAAATCATTATCTAATTGTAATATTATAGTTTTAACACTATCTTTTTTATTAGATAAATCATCTAACTTTTTATTTAAAGTTTTAAGTTCCTTTAAAATATTATCATCTACATTATCAGGAGATTTGTTAAATATCAAATACTGCTGAAATATAAGAAATGCAACTATTCCTATTATTACAATAGTTATTATACTTTTATCTTTCATTCTCCAGTATCAAAATTTTCTGGTAAAGTCTCTCTACATAATTTTACAATTTCCTTATAGTTAGATTGAAATTCCTTAAGAAATTGTTTTAATGTAACATTATCTTCTTCCCATTTTTTAGCAGTTCTATGATGTGCTATTTTATTAAGACAATGAGAAAGAGTTAGTCCATAAAGTGTATTACCTGGTTCTATTTCATATTTACCAGTATCACGTTTTTTAACACGTTTATTAAATGTTAAATCATAACGTTCACTATCAGGACTAGAAAGTTCCATAGTAAAATCAGGTTCTACTATTTTCATATTTTTTAAAAATAGATTTTATTTTTGTTTTAACAATTAGATTCCATTTTTTATTATACATTTTATTCCAATTTTCATTATAATAAGTAAGGAATATTGTGTCACTAGGAAGATATCCATCGAATACTATTTCTCTAAAATTATAATCACATCTATTAAGTATTCTATCATTAACTCTAATGGCATAATGACAACTATACTTATCATAGTGGATTAATGTATAAAAAATATTATGTTTCTCTAATTGTTCTGCTATAACGGCAGCTACAAAACAACATCCACCACAATTTATGTTATATTTATTATCTAATTCCTTACATAAATTGTTAATGGATGTAAATAGTTGTTTTTTTGTCATTCAAATTTACCTTTGAAATAATCTGGATTATATTCTCTTATTCCATCCAAGTCCATATCAATATAATCGAGGATTTTATCCATTTCTCCTCCTACTTTTTCCATACAATCAACAAGTTCATTGTATACACGTCTAGCAATATTATATTTCTTAATATTGGCATTAAGTTTAGCCTTCATAAAAGCAATATTATTGCCAGTTTCTTCATCAAATTCGTCATCTCCACAAGGCTGAGAAACACCAGTTCCAACAATTAACCATCCTTCATAATAAGTATTATCCTCATTAGATGGCCAATATTTCTTCTCTATCGAATCCATTATTTCTCTAGAGTTATCGCACATTTTATTGATAGAACTTTCTAGTCTGTTTATCATCTTGTAGACATCTTCTACACATACCTTGGTAATTTTATTACCA